ATGCCGCGTACGAATGGTTGAAAGTAACGTCCCCTAGCAGAGGGCATTTCCCGTGCCAAAAGGCCGCAAGCCGACGCCGAAGGCGATCCTGAAACTTCGCGGTGCTCGCGTTCGCGGGCCGCACGTTTCCGGCATCGAAGCGCCTTCGGGCATCCCCGCCGTCCCCGACTATCTGTGCGAGATCGGCCGGGCCGAGTGGGGCCGCATCGTTCCGATGCTTGCGTCATCTGGTGTGATGAGTCTCCGCCATCAGCAGACGCTCGCCTGCTACTGCGATGCACTCGCCGACATGGTGAAAGCCGACCAAGAGCTCAAGCAGCACGGGGCGACTTTCATGGATGACAAAGGCCGCGTGATGAATCACCCGGCGTGGTATCGGAAGAAGGATGCTCGGCTCCATATGCTCCGGTTCGCGGAGCAGTTCGGGCTCACTGCCTCCGCGCTGGCGAGGGTGTCGGCTGTTGAACAAGCAAGCGAAGAGGACGAAGAAGACCGCCGTATGCTCGGCTAATTGCCCGGGCTGCCTCGCGATCCGTTTCTTCGAGAAGCACCTTACCCACGTCAAGGGTCCGCTCGGCGGCAAGTCGCTGTTGCTGCAGCCGTGGCAGAAGCAGTGGCTTCACTCGCTCTATGGCACGCTGAAGCCAGATGGGACGCGTCAGTATCGCACGACGCTACTCGCTATTCCTCGAGGAAACGCCAAGAGCACGACGGCCGCCGGCATTGCCTTGAAGGGGCTGATGGAGGGCGAGCCGGGCGGCGAGAACTATTCGTGTGCCGCCGATCGTGAGCAGGCTAGGCTCGTCTGGGAGATCGCGAGCGGCATGGTTCAGCAGTCGCCCTTCCTGAGTCGGCACCTGAAACTCTACCGGAACGCGATCGTTCGGCCGGCGACGCATAGCACCTACAAGGCGTTGTCGGCGGAAGCCTTCACGAAGCACGGGTTGAATCCGCACGTCGTGGTATTCGACGAACTCCATGCTCAGAAGTCGCGAGAGCTCCACGATGTCATGGCGACGGCAATGGGAAAAAGAGCCCAGCCGATCATGGCGTATTTGACCACTGCCGGATTCGACAGGAAGTCGGTGTGCTGGGAGGTGTGGAAGTACGCCGAGGCCGTCGCGGCCGGAACGATCAAAGATGCGACGTTCCTGCCTGCCGTGTACGCCGCGCCAACAGATGCGGATTGGAAGGACGAAAAGACGTGGGCGGCTGCCAATCCAAACCTGGGGGTCTCGGTTCAGGTTGAATTTTTGCGACAGGAGTGCCAGAAGGCGGTCGAACTGCCAGCCTACGAAAACACTTTCCGGCAGCTTTATCTCAACCAGTGGACAGAGCAGGACACTCGCTGGCTCCGCATGGATCACTGGGCCGCCGGTGCGATGGAGTGCCCGGTTTCGCTAGAGGGGCGGGAATGCTGGGCCGGGCTCGATCTCGCCACTACGTTCGACACGACGGCGTTCGTGCTGCTATTTCCGCTAGATGACGGCAAGTATTGGGTCGAACCGCATTTCTGGATTCCATCGGAAAACCTTCAGCAAAGGGTGCGGCGAGACAAGGTTCCGTATGACGCATGGGCTCGCCAAGGGCTACTGACCGTGACAGACGGTAACGTGACCGACTTTGATCGCGTGCGGGCCGACATCAACGCACTTTCCCAGAAATACAACATCCGGCAGATCGCCATCGACCGCTGGAACGCGACGCAACTGGCGAACCAACTGCAAGGGGACGGGCTCTCGGTTATAGGCTTCGGGCAGGGCTACGGCTCCATGAGCGGCCCATCGAAGCAGTTGGAGGCGATGGTAGTAGGCGGCAAGTTGCTTCACGACGGCAACCCTGTATTGGCCTGGCAAGCAGGGAACGTAGCGATTCAACAGGACACGTCGGCCGGCAACATCAAGCCCAGCAAGGCCAGGAGCACAGAACGGATCGACGGGATCGTGAGCCTCGTGATGGCGATCGGCGTCTACGCGTCGCAAGAAATCACCTCCGATCCTGAAGCCCCCGAAATCTTCTTCCTATGATCGCGAAAAACGAGCACCGCATCCTCTGGCTTCCCGGCGAGGAACGCATGTGGGACGAGGACGCGAGCTCGCGATCCTCTGCCGGCGTGCGGATCAGCCCCGACAACGCGCTCATGGTCAGCACCGTGTTCGCGTGCATCCGCGTGCTCGCGGAGGCGGTGGCGACGCCTGCCCTCCACGTGCTCGAGCGGATGGGCGACGGCGGCAAGCGTCGCGCGACCGAACTCCCGCTCTACCGGAAGTTGAACCTCCAGCCGAACGGGTGGCAGACCTCTTTCGAGTGGCGTTGCCAACTGATGCTCCACGCGGGCCTCTACAACGTCGCGTACTGCGAGATCGTGCCCGGGCAGTCGGGGGCGGTCGATCAACTCATCCCGCTGCACCCGTCGCGGATGAAGGTGGAGCGGCTGGAGAACGGCAAGCTCCGCTACAAGTACCGCGAAGAGAAGGGCCAGGAGACGCTCTACAACCAAGAGCAGATTCTCGCCATTCGCGGGCTCACAGAAGACGGCATCAACGGGCTCTCTCCGGTCGAGACGTGCAAGGACGCGATCGCCCTCGCCCGGGCTTACGAACTCCACGGTGCTCGCTACTTCGCCGCCGGTGCCCGGCCGGGCTTCGTGCTCTCGACCGAGGGGCAACTCAACGCCGAAGCCCGGGAGACGCTCGCGAACCAGTGGGACCGCAAGCATGGCGGAGTGGGAAATTCCCACAAAACAGCCGTGCTCACCGGCGGGCTCAAGCCGTTCTCTTTGCCGCAGAACACGAACACCGACAGCCAGTGGCTTGAGGGTCGGCGTTTTCAGATCGAGGAAATCTGCCGACTCTGGCGCGTGCCGGCCTGGAAGATTCAAGCCGCTGGGGCGATGCCGCCCGGGTCGCTCGAATCCTCGTCGCAGGAGTTCCTTACCGACACGATCATGCCGTGGCTGCGGCGATTTGAGTCTGCGTTTACTCGTGATCTGATTGTCGAGGATGACCGTTTCGAGGTTTCCTTCGATACCCGCTTCATGCTTCGGGCCGACTCCACGAGCCGCTCCGGGCTGTACCGTCAGTTGTGGGATCTCGGAGTTTATTCGACGAACGACATTCGAGCCGAAGAAGGAATGAACCCGGTTGAAGGCGGCGACACGCGTTACCGCCCGTTGAACATGGGCACGCTGGGCCAGGAGCCGACGGCGACCGACGTGCTCGCGCAGCAGCAGCCCGGCAGCGGCATCGACGGCCAGGCGGTCGAAGGCGGGCTGGCAGCGGCGGAGGCAGCAGCGGCACCAGCGGAGCCAGCCGCGCCGCAAGTCGCCGACGTGAGTCTCAACGGTGCGCAGATCACGGGACTCATTGCGATCATCTCACAAGTGCCCGTTGGCCTCATCACGAAGGAAGGTGCGGCGGCCCTCATCGCGGCGTCGTTCCCGAGCATCAACGCGCAGCAGATCGCGGCGATTCTTGCCGGCGTGAACGAGACGATGCCGAGCGAGGCTCCAGTTGATCCAGCACCCGCCCCCGTCGCGGAGGCTGCGAGCAGCGAAGCCCGGGCCGATCCCGGCAGCGTAGCCGAAGGCGACTTCGTGTCGTGGGATTCGTCGGGCGGGCGTGCTCGCGGGCGGATCGACCATGTGATGGACTACGGCACGCTGGACATCCCCGGCACCGACTTCAAGATCGACGCGACCGAGGAAGATCCTGCCGCACTCATCACGGTGTACGAAGAGGTGAGCGGCGGATGGCGGGCGACCGAGACGCAGGTCGGGCACAAGGTGGCGACGCTGACGAAGATCGACCCGCTGCCCGAGCCGCCGGTCGAAGAGGCTCGCGATTGCGGTACGGGTTCAGGAGGATTCCAGCCTGGAAATAGCTGCGGCAAGGGAGGCGGCGGCTCGGATAGTGGAGGAGGCTCGTCTAGCGGCGGAAACGGCAGCGGCGGTGGTGCGGTGTCATCTGGAGGTGCCGACCCTGGAAGCGGTGAGAAAAAGCCGCCAGCCAAGAAGCAGCGAAAAGAGCGGCTTCGCGATCGCATCGAGGGAACGCAGGCCGAGGCTGACCGTGAGATTTCCAAAATCTCGCGGAAGCAAAAAGACATTCAGAAAAAGATCGACGCCCTGAAGTCAGAGGTGGATGGTTCCGCAGCAAAGACAAGGGTCGCGGCGGCGCAGAAAAACCTTGCTGATGCAACGGCAAGGGCAAATGCGGCACGAGCAAAAGTGGACGCCATAAAGGCGAAGATCTCGGCGTTGAAGTCGAAACGATCAGCCAAAGACAAGGACGAGAAAGAACTTGAAAGCCTGGATGAAGAAATGAAATCTCTGATGAACGAGATCGCCGCAATCGACAAGTCGTTCGCAGACATTGAGAAGTCTTTGAGTGAAGTGTGAACGCCTCGCCCGCGGAAACGACCGATGGCTAGATATGACCACATCGACTTCTCGCCCCCCTCCGGCGTCCGCGACGAAGCCGCGAAGGGGCTCGCGTGGCGAGACGAGTACGGCCGTGGCGGAACCGCCGTTGGCGTTGCTCGCGCCCGCGACTTGTCGAACGGAACGAACATCAGCCCCGACACCGCGAAGCGGATGGCTTCGTACTTCGCCCGGCACGAGGTGGACAAGCAGGGCGAAGGGTGGAGCCCCGGCGAGGACGGCTTCCCGAGCGCGGGCCGGATCGCCTGGGCATTGTGGGGCGGAGACCCCGGGCAAGCATGGGCCAGCAAACTCACGCGTCAGATCGACGCCGCAGACGAGGAGAGAACGATGAGCAACGCAGTTGAACGCCGCAGCCTGTTGATCGAGGAGAACGCAGACGCCGCCGTTCCGCTGCTCGCAGTCGAGAAGCGAAGCATCGAGGGCGAAGACGAGAAGGAATACATCGTGGGCTACGCGGCCCGGTTCGGTGTGCGGTCGCTCCTG